TGCCGCCGATCTGCAGATCTGCAGCGCGAACGGTATTTTTCATCAGCTCATTTGCAGTTTTAGCATCCGGCAGCGCCAGCGACATTTGGCCGTTGCCATAAACTGAGCCGGGCAGCTTGCGCAGGCGCGGTACTGAGCATGGGAATTCGTGATAGCCAGACTCTTTCATCAAGTGCTTATTGCTTGCATCAATGTGATATGAGGCAAAAGGCATGGCTTTGTTGAGCTGACCGGCGCCAATTTGCTTGCGCGGCTGGATGCAGTGCAAAAGCTTGTACTTTGCATCCGGGCTTGTCTTTGCTGTTTCAACAACGGAAAAATGGCAATTGCCTTCGCCATATGTGTTCACCATGGTTTCGGCTGTCATTTCCTCTTCATGGTAAATCGTATCAATGAGGCCGTCTGCGCGGGTCGAACCGATAAAGCAGCTGCCGATTGGCCAAGACTTAAAGACATAGCCGCCGCCGGCAACGCGGTCGGTATCGCAATACATCACACCCCAGCCGGCCGTCACAACGTCGGTCAGCGTGTCAAAGTTCTCGCTGTCAAAATTTGATGCGTGAATATTGCGCCACATGAACTGACATACATCCTCAAGCCAGCGTTCGCCATCAGTCAGGACTGATAGATCATCCATGCCGTCCGGCTGCGCTTTGAACCAGATTGAGTTTGCAGGCGTCACACCGTTCATGATCATTGACACAAGCACCTGGATGGAATCCGCAGCAGTCGAGTCATACAGATCAGCGCGTTCGGTTTCCCGCTGGCCTTTCACATCGGCGCCACTGAAGCTTTGCTGACGCTCAGGCGCGCCGAACCGGTAGCATTCTGCCCAGTGCGATTCAAACTGAGCACGCGCAGATTTAAGCTGATCCAAGCGCATGCAAAACTTACGAGCGTCATTTTCCATTAGCCACCGCCGCCTAAGGTTGTTTTTGTGCTTTCAGGCTGTGCACCGAGCATGCTTGTGCCTGTTGAATTAGCTGTACGGCGCGCAGCGCGCTTCGCATTTGCTTCCGTTGTGGCTTTTTCTGCTGCTTTCTGCGCATCGCCTTCCGGGTCTTGCTGGACTACTTTTGGTTTTCCGCACATGATTTAATCCTCCATAGTCCAACCGTTAGGGCCTAAAACAGCACGCTTGCGCTTTTGCGGCTGCACTTGATGACTGCCGATGGCCGGCTGGGCTTTACCCTGCAGCTCAGCTACACGGCCCAACATTGCTGGAATGTCATTTTTAAATTTGATCAGTTCGCTTTGCGCTGCGGCCAGCTGTGCATTGGATTCTGTAAGTTCTGCTGCCACAGCATCGAATTGTTCCAATGCGATAAAGCCTTCTGGTGCATCTTCCGGCCCTGCATCTTCCGGCCCTGCATCACCGCTGAGAATATCGGCCAGCACATCTTCTGCAGTTTTTGCAGGCTCAGCCGGCGCTTCCTGCTTGCCTAATACGGCGTCCAATGCATCGTCTGCGGCCACTGGCGCCGTGGTTTGTACTTCTGCAGTTTCGCACCTGGTGTTTTCGTGACACGGCGTGGTGTAGTAGTCATAAAAAAGCCCCATCGTTATTGATAGGGCTAGATTGCGGGGTTGTGTGCTGCGGTTTATTGGGTGTTTTAATGCATAAAAAATTAACTCTACAGAATAAATAGTGCTTGTTTTATTATAGTAGCTACGATATATTGTTCACATAGGCAGGAGATACTGAAATGATCGGATACCACAACTCACTAAACGCAGACTTAAAAGAAATTCACAACGAAGGTCAATATGCAGGAATTTTTGTTTCACTAAACCCAGCCCTAATGCGTGTTGCTGATTACGGCAATCATTGCTACAAAATCACTTTTGGTGATATTTGCGAAAAGTCGGATATTGAAGAGTATACTGAAGGCAATCCTGAGTTTCTTGCAAAGAATCCAAACTTCACTGTTGATTGTAATGATGCTGAGCAAGATGATATTTATTTTGAAAATCAAAAACTTCGTGCATTAATTGCTATTGAGCTTGGTTTTGATGCGGTTGAAGAAAATGATGGCTATCTGGTTGTAAATGGTACTGTTGAATACATCGGAACTTCTAACAGCGAACAAGTTGAAACTGAAATTGAGGAAAATTGGTAATGAATCCTGATTTTGCGAAAGATATCAGACAAAAGAAAAAAAAGGCTGACATAAAAAAGCTTGAAAATCTATTTTTGTGGCTCAAAGCGAAACGTGGCCGAGTAAGTGCTGTTGCAGAAATCATGGGGTGTACGACCCAAAATATCACCCACCAGTTAAAGATTAGTAAATACACTGGCTACAATTCATGCAAGATTCCGACACAAGAATGGTACTTAAATTGTTTGGCAGCGGCTAAGCAAGTTGAGGACAAAGAGAATGGCTTAAGTGAAAAGGAAGGCTAATGTCTGCCGCTCAAGAAAAAGCAAACCGTAAGTACGAAAACAGCCGACAAACAAAACGTGTGTCATTCAACATCAAAACAGAAAAAGACCTACTTGAATTTGCAAATTCGGTTGATTTCAGCGTATGGGTAAAACAAAAGATTAAAGAAGAAAAAGCCCTCAGTTGAGGGCTTTCTTAATTTCGACATAATCCAAAAAAATCATTTCTTAATTTCCTCATCCAAAATACTAATAAACTGATCACACAGCCCACCATCTTCAAAAATATCCATCTGACCAACCTGGTATTTGTATGTGCCCCACTCACCTTCACGCGGCACCCGCTCTATGCCTGTTTCAATGCGCCATAGCTCCACAAACGCATCCCCATTGTCATAGTTCGGCACACCGCCGCGCGCCCACTCACTCACTGTTGAGGCATTCGCAACGGGCAGCACAAAAGCAATCTTTTCATGCGTCCAGCCGATCCGGCTTAAATCAAGAATCATGCGCCCAAAGTCAGGACGCTTATAACCACGGCGTTTGACGGCAAATTCCTTAACTTTCTTCTTGGTTTTCAGCTTAATGAAACGCGCGCGCGCGCGAGGAGAGTCTGCATAAGCTATAGAATCAACCGTCATATCCATCGTTAAATCTCCCAAACCTTAATTTTTATTAGTCCACCCGGCACTACGCTTCCGCGCTTCACCAGCAGCTCATCAAATTGTTCATCGTCTTCGCAGAACCCACATTTCACTAAGCTGTCGATTGTCGCTTTCAGGTGATTATCAATGTCGCGCTTCTGGTGTGTTGGAAAATGAAAGATCACTTCCATTTTCAGCCGTGTGGTGAGCCGTAAAGCTGGAATTAGCACACGCACCACGGCGTGAAAGCTTCTGGCTTTATCAGTCAATCTCATGCCTTTGGCTGTACGTTCCCAGTAGTGATTTACGGACGGCGGCGTAGTCGCTATTTCACAGAACAAAACTTGATTATCAGCATCTGCTGTATTTCGCTCTGATTTGACGCTTACGGCGCTTTTCTTCGCCTTATGTACCTTTGCTTGGTTTTCTTGTTTAAGTCGCTCACGCGCCAAGCCAGCCTTATTCCTGTGCGCATTTAAATGCGCTTGCAGCTGTTCTTCACTCCAACGCAGTCCAGTCATGCTATAGCCACCCCAATGCGAAATTTGAACTTTCCGAACTGCTTGCCACGGCGCAAAGCACGATCAAAGCAAGCATACAAATAAGAAAAATAGTTTCGTCACTCATGCTGTACCCCCACTCAAACTGCCCAGGCTCTTAATTTTTGCAGCCAGTTCCGGCGGGCAAGGAATGCCAGCTTTGCGCGGTTTATCTTCTTCCTGCTTCAACGCCTTAGGCGCTATCCACATAATTTGCGTACGGTTCTGTTTTTTGGCCTTGGCCAGATAATCCGTGTAAATATCGAAAAACGCTTTACGCGCTGACTTCTGCCCTTCTGCGCTGATGATTTGCTTAACTTCGTCCAGTGCGCGCTTGGTCAGTGTTGTGATTTCTTGGCCGTCGCCTTTCTGGAAATTAAGCGCCTTCGCCCAAGCCATTTCCGCAGACCACCAGTCATGATCCTGCAGGCACAGCAGGCGGAAGCCTGGCAAAGTCGGGCACCATTTTTCAGATTTCATCAGCTCCAAGCCCTTCTGCAGCTGCTGCGGTGTGATGCCGTCCAGAACTTCGCGCATTTTTTCAATGAGCACGTCTGCATCAGTTTTTCCATGCACCCGGTCAAACTCTGAGCCGTACAGTGATTCCATAACCCCCAGCACCTGCTGCGCAATTTCAACTGGAAACGTAATTTCAAAAACTTGGTTGTACTGCTGTACTTCAAACATCGTGACTTTCCCCCTGGATATCGCGCATCTGCTGCGGTTGCTGGCTGTTGTTTTTCAGGTACTGGCCGAATCGGCTGCTGCGCTGCGGTTTTTCAGCCTTAGGCTGATTTG